CTCATGACTCTAAGCCAGTTGTTCTTATCCTTTCCTTCTGTCTCACAGATCTCTTCTTTTTCAACAATTTTTTCCTCTGATATTATCTGTGAAGCCAAATTGTCAGGCACTTTAAAAACCTTGTTGGTGAATTGCTTCAAACAATTTTTGAGAAGAACTGATTCTGAACCTTTCCTCATTTTGAGAGACAATGTAAGATAAAAGATGTGAGGCAGCATTGATGGTCCCCATTTTGAGCAATCAGCATTGTCAAAAACAACATTCTTTCTCTTTGCAGATCCTCTCTTAATTGTTTCTTCATAAGACCGTCTGTAAATGTCATCCTTGTCTCTCTGCTCTATCAGATTTTCTCTATGACCAGCGTTATGCTCTGTTATTCTGATCCATCTAGCCACATTCTCTATGTAGACAGCAAGATTCCTTCCACTTGAATTTAATACTGCTATTTCTCTTGGACCTATCTGATCTTTGTGAACCATTCTAGCCACAACAGGACGATCACAGTAATTTGAATGTATTATGGTCTGCCAAGCACTGTCTGAAGAAGTCAAAACATCAGCCATCATCTTACTGAGTTCAACTTCATCCTCTTCTTCACTGTCGTCTTTAAACAAATCTTCAAAAGATGGTCCTTGTCTATCTATCATCTTCACGTTTCTATACTGAGCTTCAATTGTTGTTTGAAAACACTTCGATGTCTGATGTTTTGATTGAGTCCTCTTGCTTTTCTCTTTTCTTTTCTTTTTTCCTCCTTTTTTGCACTTGAAAACTCCTCTCATGGTGTTGTCCTTGCAAGATCCTCTGTTGTTCATTATGTCAGAAAGAGAAACATCTCTTATAAGAACATCTCGTCCTGAGTTGTATGTGGACTCAGCTATCTCCAGCATTGTTGTTGATTTTCCCCATGTCTTTCCACTAACAGTTCGAATAGAGTGCAAAGAAGATAGAACTATGGCTGAGACATCAGGTCTATAGTTGGTACCAGCTTCAATGAATGCTTCTTCCATGTAACTCATAAAGCCTTCTTTTGAACTCAGATCACAGTGCATAAGTGAATTCTTCGTCTTGGTTATATCATAATATCTGTTCCTTGAGTCTATCTGTTTCTCCACAACTTGACACTCAGACATTGTCTTGTTCATTCTAACTATTGTTAGAGCTTTGCAGAAGTAAAATCCATTGAATATGTGCTGATCAAGTGGCAAAGAAGTTAGCTCATGAGGCATGGCTATATCCCAGTTTTTGGTAGTTATTGATTTGTCTTCATAATCAACTGTCTCAATTGTTGTCCCGTAAAAAGACATCAGATCTCCTATCGCAGCATTTGATTTGAACAACTGAATGACGGTAGTCATCTTAAGCATTCTGCAAAGATAGAGCATTG